CCAAACGGATCATCTTCAGGTAGTGTTCCATTTCTAAATTTCTGGAAAGCAAAACCCGAAGTTGACTTAACATCAATGACTTCTCCGTCTATGATACAATCCATGTGACCAAGCACACCCGATACTTTAACTTCTTTTTGTTCGTCAGTTACTTTGTGTCCTGCTAAACGAACCAACATCAATACAACTTCTTCTAACAAATGTCCATAAAGAAACTTAATTTGTGTTGAAGGTTTCATAGGCAATGGTTCATCTTCTGATTTAAAATCGTACCAGAGTTGACGATTAGGTTTACCTACATTAGACATCCTCAAGGTTTCTTTCTTTCTTTCGTAAGGTTTAGACCATTCAATAAGAATATTCTTCATGGCATTACCGAAATCTTCTGCGTCTTGTTCGGATATGTCTAGTGCTTTACCGTTACTAAGACCATCAAGTTCTTTGTAGATGTCTTCTACGAGTGTGTTCAGTTTCTTTTTCATAATGTTATTGATAGTCCTTCGATAATTTCTTGAGCAGTATTTCTATCTGTCTTAAACCATTCTCCGTTGTGTTCTTTAACAACCTTTTTAAGTTTGTTCATGGTTTTTGTTTCTGCTTTTCTTCTGTCGTTAAATCTTCTTGAATACAGAAGTTTATAATCTCTGTGTGGACTGCTTGTTTGATAACCATTACATCTATCTTCTGCATCAATAGCCATTCCAATCTTTAACCAACCATCAAAAGAAGGATTAGCTATTATATAGACATAACCTTCTGGAGTTTTTTCATATCCTTTTAAAGCTGAGAAAGCCGCGCCTTCAAAAGTTTTGAACCTTCCTGATTTAAATAAAGGATGTTTTACTGACACATGTTTACCATTAACGTACATTCTATTTGGGTTGCTTTTTGTATTGTTGTTTTTACTACACTTAATACATTGTGTTCTATTCACACTTCTCCATGATAAAGACCAATTAGTATCTGTTAGTTCAACACCACATGTGTTACAATTTTCTTTAATGTGTTTCATTTTTGATTAACTCCTATTTAAATATGTAAGTACATTTTTTATAATGTTTATATCGTCATAAAATCTACCTAATCCAACATTACAATTATTACAAATCCAACCTCTAAATTCTTTTGTTAAATGATTATGATCTAAAACCCACACAGACCTATCATTCCATTTACCATGTTTTTTTAATTCTTTTTCTGTTTTATTACAACAAGGACATTTATATTTTAAATTATTAGGTCTTGTATTTTTTAACATTAGCTGTTTAATTGTTTTATTTTTTTCTCTTGTACATTTTTTACACTCAGTTCTAAGAGATTTACCAACTTTAGGTTCTCTGAAAGAGAAATATTTTAATTCTTTGGCTTGATTACAATTAGTACAAAGTTTAAAATTTATATTATCTTCTTCTGGAGTAGATAACTTATGAAACAGTTCTCCTTGTATGAAGTTAATGTGTTTCACTCCAATTTCCTCCTACTTTATATTCGGCATCTAACGGACACCTCATGTTATAATAATCTCCTGCATCTTTGATTGCTTGGACTGCAAGAGAACCAAAATCTTTAGTGTGGTCTTTACTTACTTCAACTTGCCACTCGTCATGTATGTTAGCAACAAACTTATAATCTAAATTGTTTTTAGTTGCTTCACTGTTTAATATAATTAACGCTCGTTTCATAACGATAGCACCACCACCTTGTAATAAACTATTCAAAGCCGCGTGTGCGTTTCTTATATGTATTCTTCTTCCGTCAATTCCTTTTAAGTATCCTTTTGTTGCCGCTTTCGTAACTCTATCTCTAAGAGTCTTAAATGTTGGCTGATTAGCAAAGAAGCGTTCTCTAAGTTTCGCTCCAGAATCTTTGCTTCCTCCAACCACGCTTCCAAGTTTTGCATCTCCTGCTCCGTACAAGAGTGCATAGATGAAAGTTTTAGCCTGATTTCTTGATTTAAGTCCTGCAATTTTTTGATTACGGGAGTGTATGTCTCCGTTGATAATTTCATTTGTAAATTCCTCGTCTTTCATGTAGTGAGCAAGCATCCGTAACTCCAAACCTGAAGCATCAATACCTACTAATTTATATCCTCTTGGTACAATCCAACATTCTCTGCATTCTGTACCGTAAGGTGTTTTAACTGAAGGTACTTGAGCCATGTTAGGATTCCTGTGTGTCATTCGACCAGTAATCGTACCGTTAGGTATCACAAACCCATGTACTCTTCCGTCATTTTCAACAAACTTAATCCAAGACTCTATCTGTGCTATCCTTTTTTGAAGTAAAAGGTACTCTGCTATGAGTTGAGCTTCGGGTATGTCTGTTATCTTATGTAAAACCTTTTCGTCAACGATAGGTTGACCAGTTGGTGTAAATTTATTAGGCTTCCAACCAAAATCTTTTAAGTATTCTCCGATCTGTTTCCTTGATCCTAGATTAAAGTCTTGTAGTTCTTGTCTCATAAAAGGTTCGTACTTCTTTGTTTCGATAAGTTGTTCGTATTCTTTTACTCTTAGTCCTGACTTAGATAGATTACCATCCTTTTTAAATTTAGGTGTTACTAATTTTATGTCAACCCATTTAGGTTTAAATACTTTGTGTACTTCTTCTTCGACCTCACTCATTCTTTTATAAAAATTAGATAAAAGTTTCTCTGCCTTTGGTTGATCAAATTGAAAACCATTCTGCTCTTGTTCTTTTAGTATTAAACTACAGCCTTGTTCTAGTCTGGCACTTTCTTTAGAGAAACCTTTGGACTCTTGTTGAATAAGTCTATGATAAACCTGTGTGTTAAGTTGAACATCTCTAACGCAGTAGTCCATCATCTCTTTAGAGTAACACGAGTAATCTTCAAAGTCAATCTTATTATAGTTAAGTTTATATCCCCACATCTCTAGGCTGTGTCCGCCTTCACGAGTAGGATTAAATAACCTAGATAGAACCAAAGTGTCTATAAGTTTCTTATTCGACAGATCAACTCCTGTTAGTTTTTTAATCACAGGTATATCAAAACCTATGATATTATGCCCTATTAATGCACTTGCTGATTTCAATAACTCAAGCCCTGACTCTATTTGGTGAGGAGCAAACCGAAAGATTTCGTTAGAATCAAGGTCTTGAGCTACGATACACCACAATTTCGTGGCTTTTAAATCGTCTGTTTCAATGTCAAATACTAAACTACGCATAGTCATTAAACTCTATGTCGTTGTTATCGTCTTCATAATCTTCAGAAGGTATTTCATTTAGCCTTCCTGTTTCTCTGTCGTAAAGTAATCTACTAGCCAAACCTACATCTCCTGTGTATCTTGACTTTAATACTCTCAACTGTGTTGTGTTTGATTCGTTAGGATCATCTGATTGTTGGTTTCTTTCTAAGGCTATGACGCAATCGGATAATTGTGCTATGCTTTGAGAACCTCTCAAGTGACTAAGGTTCACTTGTATTCCGTTCTCGTGTCCTTTGTTACCATCTACTCGTCTAAGGTGTGACACAAGTATTATACCTGCACCTGTTTCTTCAACAATACTTCTGAGCCTAGTCATTATTGCATCAATGGCTCTGCGTTCATCTCCGTCATGGACAGCACTAACCAACATATGAAGGTGGTCTATTACTACCCACTTACAACCGCAACCTACGATCATGTATCTAAGTTTCGAAAAGATCTCGTCAATTGAGTTAGTACCAAAGTGCGCATGAATCCATACACGATTCTCATTCTCTCCGTTATAGAGTATGTCAAAGTATTTATCTATTTCTTCTTCTGAAAACTTCTCTAGTTCTTGGTCGATATACAACCTAGCATTAGCCTCAATAGATAGAATACCACTGATTGTTCTGTTAGGATCTTCCTCTAATGCAATGATACCTACGTTATCATCAGTCTGTTTAATAAGCCAGTGTTCTAGCTCACGAGTTACGCTTGACTTTCCTAAACCTGTACCACCAGTAAAGGTTACTAACTCTCCAGAACGAAGTCCGTATAATTTCTTGTTCAATCCTTGAAATGGATAAGGAACGCTTTTCTTCTTTTCTCTTGTAAAGAATTTAAGTTTATAGTCTGATACATTAATAACACCAGCAGGTGTATAAGTCTTAGCTGACCACCATGCTTGACTAAAAGCATTTGCTTTGTTTGCAAAGAGCATTTCATTAGGATCGTTGAACTGTTCGGGTAATGTCATTATCTTAGCTTTGCTTGGAGTAAACAACCTAGCTACCTTTTGAGCCGCTTTCTTACCTGCTTTGTCATTATCAAAACATATCACTACATTATCAAAGCTTTCTAAAAACTCTAGGCTTTCTTTGACATCTTTAACTGCACCTGCCGCGCCACGTTTAATA